AACAACTAACTAGTTGCTACCTTCTAATCTATCTATCAAATAAAAACTTCTAATTTGACTTTTAAACATTAATTCAATATCTCTTATTGCATCTTGAACACATTGCTTAAACTTTGAATCATAATATATAATTACTTCACCTAGACTGTTTACAGACATAGAATAGTCTTTTCTTTCTATTATACATATGCTCCCACAATCTGATAAATCATTCTTGTATATTGATTTTAACTGCCTTTTTATATTGAGAAAGTCTATTTTGGGGTAAATATCGTTTGGATAAAAACTTTTCTCTTGTATTAACATATTCTCACCTTTAACTCTACAATTTTTCTTTTACAAATTCTATAGCTTTATCCATTGTTGACCATACATCATTACCATATAGTTGAGTAAATTTTTCTCCTGTAGTCTTACTCATTTCCTTCATTTTATTACAAGTTACTCCACCAATTACGTACAAATTTTGTGTTCTATGTGGTTTATAGTCTTTTATATCTGTTACTAAGTAACTTTCTTTTTCTCTCTTATAATATAGTCCTAAAATGTCTGCTGATACTTTATCATCACCACTGTACACTATTGTATGTTTATATCTATTATAATTGTTTTCTTCTGCTGAACTTATATGTTTAGTTATAGCTTCTACTATTGCAGTAGCTAATTTATCAGCTCCTAAACTCAAATACTTATTTGCATCTTCACTGTCCACAAAGCATACTTCTATTAGCATACTTTTAGCTTTTGTTTTCTTTACTACATATAATCCACTTCCATCTTTTACCCCTCGATTTGTAAATCCTAAATCAGAAATTTTTTTACAAACATCTATAGCATCTTGATACTGCTTACCTTTATATGTGTAAACTTCGCATCCTTTGCCACCACCTGCATTGAAATGTATTGATATGAACCAATCTAAATCTTGTCTATTAGCTTGTGCTGTTATCTTAGATAAACATTCTGATTGAGTAGACGCTTTATCTATAGTACAATCGACTACATTATTGCCTAGTTTTTTTAATTTATCTATTACTTTATATCCTACATTCCTAGTTTCTATTGACTCATTTATTTTACCTATAGCTCCACTTCCTGGTCCTGTTTTTGTATGTCCACAATTTATACCTATTTTCATTATTTGTTTTCCTCCTTCAACTGTTTGTAAACTTGATTTGCTCCTATTGCAACTCCCCAACATAAAATACCTTGTAAAATTGATGAAGGGTTAAATCCTAGCATCCATATTGAAAATCCAATTCCTAGCACAAGCAATATGATTGGAATGTATTTATTATCTAACTGTTTGTATTTCTTAAATCCAAATCCTAATACATTAAGAGCAACTACTAATAAAAGCAGTTGCTCTGGTATAAAACTTATTAAATTATCCATCTTTTATTTTCCTCCAATTCTATTTATAATTTCATCAATTCTAAGATGTGCTTGTTTTGTACTTGCTTCTACTTTTGCAACTCGTTCACTGATATCTAAGAAACTTGTATTAAACTTTGCTACATCATGCTTTATATCTCTTACATTCTCACACAGAAAAGTTATTTGTTGTTCTAATTTTGTAGTTGTTTCTGTATCATCTTGTATCTTTCTGTTTGAGCTATTTCTAAATGCCAAGTAGGATATTACAACTCCTGCAACTGCACATAATAGATTTATGCTAATTTCTTCCATACATCCTCCTAGTTTTAATAATATAATTTATTATGCGAAACAAGCAATATAATAACCTGTAAAAGGATATGGCTCATAACTAGTATCATATGAATGAACTGAAAAACCAGTTTTATTGCTGTCTATAGTAATCCATGCACGTTCAGAACCTCCTGTATTACTTCCTAAAGAACTACCACTGGGATTATAATAATATACACTTCTTCTAAAGTAAACATAGACAATAAGGTAACTTGCACTCTTGCCAAAATTAGCAGAAAAAGGATTACCATCATATCCATCAATAGGACCATATCTAATAGAATATTTGCTTTTCAATTGAGTTTCTAAATTGCTTATATTGCTCTTAAATCCTGTAATATAGTTCGCATAATCTTGAAATGTTTGTTCTGATGTAGCAGGAGAGCCGATAGCAGTTGATAAAAGTGTTTTTCCACTATCGGCTTCTTGAAAAGCCTCATCTGCTCTATCTATACATTCTTTCAATGCTCCTTCTACATTTTCACTTGTAAATTTACTTTCTGTATCTTCTATAGTTACATTCTTTGCTTCTAATACAAGATTTCTAACTTTATTAACTAACTCTTTAAAAGTCATTTAGTCACCTTCTTTCAATAAAAAAAGAACCTATTTTATTGGTTCTGCTGGTGTTTCTTCTTTATTTAATAAACTTGTAAGTTCTAAATATTGTTCTTCTGTAATTCTATTTACTGCATAGAATACATCAATTTTGTGTTGCAAATCCTCTTTAGTGCTATAGTTCTTTTGTTCTATCATAAGTTTTAATAAGTTATACATGTTAATTCCTCCTATAAATTGTTATTTAATTTTATATTTCCTACTTCAAAAGCTGTGTTTACTATCTCACTATCTCTATTTTTATTTTCTTCTTTTAACATACTTAGTTCTTTTTCTAATGCTTGTAATCTTTTTTGTTCATCTGTTAAAATGATTGGTATGTCTTTGATAACAGGTTCTTTTGTAACTGGATTTATAGACTCTATATACTGTTTACTATAGTCTATACTTCCAAATTCAATGTCTAAGTAGTGTAGCTCTGTTATTACATCATGTTCTAAAATATCTCCTGTCGCTTCTCCTGTTTGGAGTAATATTTTTCCATTCTGATTATAAATTAATCTATTTCCTCTTTCCATTTTAATTACCACCTTTTTTATTATATTATGTCAAACGCATACCATTTTATAGAAGTACCTTTACTAATATAGACTGGAAATTTAATAGCACTATTTATAGAACCCCCTGTAACAGTAAAACTTGACTCACTAATACTTTCTATTCGAGTTATAAAAGATGCAACTCTAGTACTCCCAACCCAACTAGCATTAAAATGTATATTGTTTAAATTACTAATAGAACCACCTTCAACAGAAAGGAGAGGAGAGCTACTATCAAGAAAACTAGAGCGTTCCATTATGATAATTTTAGGAACAAAAGTTAGATTAGTAGGAACTACGAATGGAAGATTAGTCTTTTCAGAAGCAACAAAAGTGCCGCTAGCCCATTTAATCCTTTGACTTAGTTGATTAGTTAATTCTGTTATTCTATTTTGTAACTCCTGCAAACTAGCGTCTCCACTATCAAATGATGCCTTTATTTTCTCTGATAATTCAACTATGGTATTATTCAAACTTGCTTCTATATTCTTTAATGCTAAAGTGTTTATAATACTCATTTTACCAGTTCTAAACCCTGCATTAACTTCTGTTAATTTTGTTGATATATCATTTAAATTTACATTTTCTACAGGCAATGGCATTATATTCTTACTTATACTTAACACTTTTTCTGCTGTAGCATTATTACTGTCTGTAACAACTATCTTAAGTGTGTGTAGTGCATTATCTTCTAATGTATAGTTAATTGTTTTCTCTGTTGTTAAATCTGTTGTGATAGTTTCTTTTAATACATCATCTATAAAATATTCTATTTTAGTTAGTAATGTAGGGTCTGTGTGGTCTGCTTTAAATGTTGCTTGTGTGGAATTATAAGAAGATATTGTTAAAATTGGTAATGCTTGGAGTAGTGTTATTTTAGCATAACCATGAGCATTGCTAGTATTATCACCTGCGATACTATTAACATTTTCTAACCAATATTCAGATGTAGGTATATATCCTTTTGGTTTATAACTATCTTTAGTTAACACATAACCACTTCCACCACCACCAACAGCACTAGAAGAAGCACCAGCACCTCCAAACCAACCTCCTCCACCAGCGCAAATATTACCACTTCCACCTTTTCCAAATAAACCATTGCCACTACTATTAACAGTTACACCACCTTCATATTGAGTACCGCCAGTACAAGTAGTTCCACTAGCAACACCCATACCACCAACAATTCCACCCCCTAAACCAATAAGAGAAGAAGAAGAAGTACCAATAGAACCTCCTCCTCCTGCTACAATTATACGTGATAATAATCCTTGCTCATCATTCCAAACACCTCCAATAAGTCTTATATCAGTAGCTCCGCCTCCACATGTTGTAAATTTAGGGTCTACACCTTGATTAGGACCTCTTCCCCCTCCATTAAAACCAGCCCAGTCACTAAGGTTACTAAACTTTTTGTACCCACTTTCACCAGCATAAACATATAATATAGTTTCTTTTTTTAATGTGAGTTCTCCTTTAGAATAGCCACCTTTAGCACATTCAGTCCACTCATCAAAAGGACCACCTCCACTAGCACCCCAACATTCTAATTTATACTTACCAGGTTTTAATGTAACTTTTTTCCCTGCTCCAATATAATCAAAATTCCATTCAGTTTGCATTTTATCACTCTCCTTTCTAACAATAAGTTATCAACTCATTTACACTTGTTGCAATATCAGATAAATTTCCACTCAATTTTTCTTCTATATTAACCAATCTATCTTCGATTTTCTTAGACGAATAAGTAGTCATTTCAGATACTCTGTTATCATCTACAGTTGCATTAATAAAATGAGTTTCTGCATTTCCATTTATCACATAAACGTTTAATTCTGACCTTGTTTCACTTCTAATTTCTATAGAATTATCATCTATAATTTTAAAGTTTGTAACTACATTTTCTTTTGTAGTAGCATCTATAATATTTACAACTATTCTCTGTGTTAACAAACTATGTGTTACAGTTGCTTTGAATCCATTTTCTGCATCCTCCACCCAATCATCAATTGCGACCCTTTGAGTGTATGCAACATTTGAACCACCTGCAATTAATTGGTCAATTTTAATATTTTGTTTCTCATTTTCTGTGTCAATTCTAGTGTTTAACTCTGTTTTAGCAGTTTCTATGCTGTTTGTTAATTCTGTCTTAGTTGTATCTAGTTTAGTGTCTAACTTATTAATATTTGATAATATTTTTTCTTCATCTTTTTTAGTCAAAAATATTGCAGTTGGGTCAACAACTAAAGTCACTTTCTCTACATTAGATACCTCTATGATAAATTTCAAATACAAATCTTTCATAGCTCCATTATCAACTTTTGGCTTGTAAGTTTCTGGGCTTTTACAAACTGCAATCATATCTCCTTCATTATCTATAAGACCCATTTCTCTAACTGTAAATCCACCTATCGAACCAGGGATACATGCTGTTGCAATAATCCAGTTAGGATTATTTTCATCATTATCAAAAGCGTTTATATTCCCTTCCCAAACCTTATTTTTTAATGCTGTTTGGTCTTCTGTTGGATTATAATAATTTCCTCCACCATCTCCCGCTTGAATCTTCTCTAAAACTACTGACTTACCTAACATTCCTGCGTTAGCAATCTTAGCTTTGCCTATATTTGTTAGTATTGTGTAAAATTGTTCATCAGCCATTTGTACCACCTCCTACCTTGGATATACTGTTAATGTTTCTGAACTTATGTTATTAGCTAATGCAAACTTAGCTTTAACACTTGCTTTTACTTCTTTACTTGTATAAGGATATACTGTTATTTCTTCACTCATAATTGCTGTTTGTGCAAAATAGGTTTTACTTTTCAATAAAGATACTAATTTATAACTTACAGCTAAATGAGAAGGTTTTATAACATTTACTCTCTTATATAAATCTTCTAAATCTCTAGGAAAACCTTGAGTACTAGTTAATTCAACACCAAAAGTATACGGAGATATATTTTCATTTATTTTTATGTTTGCACCTGTATAAGATTGAAGTATCATAGACATTCTTTTAGGTGTCATAATATATTTACTTTGAAGCTTAGCAATAACTTTTCTTCTTCTAATTTCTATATCTTCATCTATATTGGTAGTTAAACCTACTCTATTTTCCCAAAAGCTCAAACCCCATGTCGCACTCTGAGGAAATAATTGTAACTCTATTTCTTCATTCAATAACTCTAGATTATCAAATTCGCTTCCTATAGCTTCATATATAGAGTTCATGACTAAAGATTGTTCATAGATAGGAGATAATGTTAAAAGCATTTCTCTACCTTTTTTAGAAGTTATCACGCTATCACCTCATTGATTATCTCACCTATTCCAACGACTTGGTCATTTAAAATAATATTTGTTGTTCCATCATTTATTGTCAAGTTAGAAAAATCTTGTATTCCTTCATCTGCAAGCATCATAGAACCTGTTAGTGAATAAATTGCATTATAAGAAACAGTACCTCCAATATCTATTTTATCGAGGTATTTGTCTATTTTATTTTTTAAGATATTCAGCACAGTTTCTTGACTAAATCCATTTGAAAACACAAAACTAGCTTTTACATTAATTAGTAATGTTTGTGGAGTAGCTATAGTTACAATAGCACCTATAGGAGCTTTTCCATCTCGATTTTGACCTTCTTCTGTATTCAATGGATATATATATTCTTGGACCTTATCTATTAATTCTTGTGTTGCTGCTTTCCTATTTTTATCTAGTATTAATACTTTTACTGTACCTGGTCCAGCCCATTCTGAAACTACATAAGCATATCCCACTCCATTAACTTCTTTAGCCCATCTTATATAATCTGAACTAGCTCCACTTAATTTGTCCTCTTGCTCTGCTACAAGAACTCTTTCTCTAAAATGTTCTTCATCTTCTATATCTGTTCCACCTTTGAAATCTTCCTTATTAGTAACAGATTTAACACCACTAATAGAACCTAGTAAAACGGATACACTACCTTTAGACACATTCCCTATAGTTCCTGCAACTCTACATTCTGCTTTAATATCTACTATCTCACTTTCTCCTATAGTTTTAGTTTCAAGAAGCTCAAACTCTATGCTTTGTTTTTCATCAGTTGCAACAGTAGTTACTATAGTTCCTTTTGTAATTATAGTTCCTTGTATACCTATAAAAGTAATAACTCCAACCGATTTAGTTGGTTGATTTTTAAATACTCCTTTACATTCTCCTAACCATTCTAAATAAGTTCCATAAGATGTTTGAGGAAATGCAATCTTTAAATTATTTTGTAATCCTAACTGTTTTAGCCGTGTGATTTCTTCTGCTGTAGGTCTTGTTGAGTCATATATAAAGTCACCTTCTAATGTACTTACATCTTGAAAGTTACTTAGCATCCTTTCATGTACAGCGTCTTCATCTTCTGTTAAGAAGCTTGGTATAGGTAGCTCTCTTTCCATATAATCACCTACCTTTTTATATTGCCATCAATTACTATATTTTCATCATCTTTTGTGAGCACATCAAATTCATAATTAACAAGTCTGCTGTTTTCAAGCCAATTGAATGTAAAATTATTTACTTCTTTTGTGTAAGGATGCACTAAAAGAGTTTCTTTTATTAATCTAGTTATTTCAAGCTCTTTTGCACTTTGAGATAAGTTACTGGCAATTAAGTCTTTTATTTCACTTCCATATACACTAGAATAAGCTGACCTTTTGTACCTAGGTGTTAGTATAGCCTTTTGACACCATTGTTTATATGCCTGCATCTTGTCACATTTTTTTAATGTTCCATCTGCATTTTTAACAAATTCGCCTTTTTCAAAATCAAATAAAAAAGACCCTTTTAGGTCCAGTTCACTTTCATTATTATTTTTTAATTCTATAGTTTCAAAAGTTTCATTTTGAGGAAATAGGTTTGGCATTTACAACCCTCCCAATTACTACAAATTCAGCTCCCATAACGGCTACTAACACCTTATCGCCTATAGCCAAGGGTTTTAATTCTTTTGGAGTTTCTATTTTATGTTTATGTCTATATTCTGCACCTAACATTTCATCTGAAAGAGTAAAATAATCCTCTTTCAAAGTTAAATTCTCTAATACTAGATAATCCTGTATTTCATCTTTATAACCATTAACCTTAAGCCCATTTGCTGTTATTTCTGCAAGTTCGCATCCTATTCCAAAAACTCCATCATTAACACTTTTATTCATTTTTTCTTTCAATATTCTAGCAACTCCATTAAATCTAGCATCAGTCATTTGTATAAAACTTCCTCCTTGTATATTCTAAAGTCCCTATATTGAGCTTCATTTTCGGTGTAGAATCTAACGTATGAGTAACATCTATAACATAGTACTCTTTACCTTTTAGAGATACCTTATCACCTGCTCTTATTCTATTTATATCTACTGCACAATCAACACTTATTGTTTCTTCTCCCGAATTGAACATCGTTTCTGCTGCTTTCTTAGCTTCTTTTGCATTTTTTATCTTTTCATCCTGTTTAATCTTTTGTAGTGTTCCATATTTGTCTGAATCTTTTTTATATGTTCCAATTATAGGTGCTTTTGTATTTTCATCTTTACTCTTACCTAAAACTTTTACACTTGTTACTGCGTCATTAAAACTACTTGTAAAGTTTGCATCTTCTAATATACTATCTAATTTATATACATTTGCATTAGTACCAAGTTTAAATAATTTCAACTTATTATCCATCCTTACTCTAAATAAGTCTCCACCTTTACTTGCTGTTTCTTTTAAGTCTTTTTTAATCATATCTAGTATATTAGTCTTATGTATTACTTTAGCAAGTTTCTTCCCTGTATTAGCTAAGTTGTAATAAGGTATATTCCATTGTTTACAGTAGTACTCAATCCTCTGTGTCGCTGTATTTTCTTTAAACGAGTATTGTTCTTCACTTTCTTCCATGTAAACTGTTCTTTCTCTACAAGACAATGTCAGTTTTTTACTCTTTTCACTTCTCCTAGTTTCCCATATGACTCCATTGAAGATTGTTTCTTCTTTTTTACTCTCATATGCTATATCAATTAGAACTATTTTATCACCCTTTTTAATTCCTATATCTTGAAGTTGTTTAGGTTCTACTAATGATATATCCATCTTATATGCAACTCCATCTATAGCTTCTGAGAGAGTTATTCCCTCGTTAAAATTTGCAATATCATATTTTCCGTTTAATATTATTTTCATTTAGAAGGTATCACCAACTTTTGTCCTTTTTTAATCACATTTGGATTTTTACCAATGACTTTTTTGTTTTCGGGTATATTATAAATCTCTGTCCATCTTGAACCCTTACCTAAAAATTTCTTTGCAATACTCCATAATGTGTCTGCAGATGTAACTGTATATGTTTTTGATGATGATTGAGTGTTAGGTCTATTGTCCTTTAAATCTGTTTTAGCATTACTTTTAGTTTCTTTTTTTAATGTCTCTATTTTTAGTTCTCTGTAAGTTCTAAATGTTATCTCAATGTCTCTGTCTTCTTCTCTTCCTGCTGTTTGGGTATTACTAAAACTAGATATTGTAACTAATCCATTGTAGCCAAACCCTGTCATGATAAGTCTTAGAGGTTCAGCTTGGTCTACCCATTTTTCAAGCATTGCAACTGTTTCAGTTGGATTTTTTAACTCACTATATCTGCAATAAGAAACGTCATATTGAAAAGGTAAAAATGTTTTAAATGATATTTCTCTTATCTTCTCCCCTTCTTTTTTAATGTCAAATTCACCTAGATTTACTATATCTACAGTTTCAAATCTTTTTTCTTTTTTTATAGATAGAGAATCTTGTGGGGTTACTGGAAAATGAAAATCTATCTTTTCTTTTTCATTTTTTAGATAAATGTCTATTACCAAGTTATCACTTCCTTTTTACAATAAAAAAGACATCTATTCCTAATAAATAAATGCCTTTTTCTTGTCTATCTAATTTTTAAAGTCTTTGAAAGAGAAAAATTCCATGTTATCAACGCTATTAACATTATCTTGAACTTTCAAGAAATCATCTATATTAATTTGATATGTTGTTTGACCACTTGAACCTACAAAATATATTTCTGCTGAGTCTATTCTAAATTCTTTCAACTTGTTAATTAAGTCTTTAGTAAATACCTTACAACTGCTTTCGTTGTCAAAACTTGCATTTTGAACTTGTAAACTAAGTACATAGCTACCATCTGTATCTAATACATCATTTGTGTAATAATTTCCTTTATACTCTGCTGGAATTATAGAATCAACTTTTTTCTTTAGCTCTTCACCAGTTAATGTTTGTTTTTTTGTTTCCACTTTTCCTTTGTTGTCCTCTTTAGAATTTTTCTCTATTTCCTCTTTTTTCTTAACTTCCTCTTGTTTTTTCGTTTCTTCTTTAATTTTCTTTTCAGCATCTTCTTTATCTTTATTACTAGAAACTTGATTGACTTGAGTAGAATTTTTATCATCTAAATCTCTTGTAAGATAAACAGTCCTAGCACAACTTAATGTTAATAATGCTAAAAAACATCCTAAGATTATTTTGCTTTTATTTTTAGCTTCAATAGCTTTCATTAAAAATTCAATTGAAAAAACAGCTAAAGTGATTGGTAAGAAACATATTGCTATAATACCTATAATAACTTTTAAGAAAGTATTTAGACTTTTAAATTTCTGCCACATAAAATTTCCCCCTCATAAATTTGCATATTTTAACAATATTATATCATTTATGAGGAAGATTTTTTTAACAACAATTCGACATTATCCAATGTCTTGCAATGCTTCTCTTAGTTCATTTTCTACTTGAGACATTATTTCTTGTATCATTTCTTCTTTATTATCACTATTTTGAACATTGATAGATATTCCACCTAAATTTATTGTATTCCCATTACTTGAAACTAAACTCTGTGTTTGAGCTTCTTTATATTCTTTATTGTCTGAATCCAAAATATTTGTAAATTGTCTAACGTTATTTACAACATTAGAACTACCTACTACTTTTTGAGAAGGAGTTGAGCCTAATCCTAACATTTTACCTGTTTGTTCATACAAGCCTATTGCTCGATTTCTTCTAGCATTTGATAAAGGAATAACCATTTCAGCTCCATCTTCTCCACATATAGATGGTTTACTTGCAACTCCTCCTTCTGCAAAGCGACCAAATATATTACTTAGTATTCCACCACTACTTTCATTTACTGTCCTTTTAACTGTTGTTTGTGTAGTCTTGACATTAAAAGATGCACTTATTGGTGCTGAAACTGTTGCTCTTACACTATTCCAATAGCTTATAACTTGACTTGACATAGCACTAACTTGACTTACTACAGAACTACACATAGCAGAAATGACACTTATAGCTGAACTACTTAAACTCGTAAAAGATGTTCTAGCTCCGTTGTACATGCTACTACATGCAACCCTTACATTTGATGCTAACATATTAAAAGAAGTTGTAGCACCATTATACAAGCTACTTCCTGCTTCTTTTCCAACTTGAGCTAATTGACTAAAGCTTTGTTTAGCTCCGTTATACATATTCGTCGCTCCTTGTTGAACTGTTGCAGTAGCTTGGTTAAATGCCGTATCTATACCAGTTGTAAGGTTAGAATTATTGACTTGAGGAGTTGCATTATTTAAAGCATCTGTAACACCTTGCTGAGTTGCTACTCCTAATTCATTCCCTTTTTGCTGAACGGCTGGCACCCCTGCTTGAATTCCATTTACTACACCATTTGTCAAATCTGTACCTAATTGTTGCCCTGCCTGTTGCACAGCTGGGTTTTCTTGTGTTAGAGCATTTGCAACCTGTTGATTTGCTTGTTGAGCAGTTTGAGAAGCTGAACCTTGTATTTGACTTGAAGCTTGAGCAAATATACTTCTTACAGTTTCTAAAGCTTGTGGTCCTTCTATTCCTAAATTTTTTAGATTTTCCAAAACTTTAGAAGCTTGTGTTTCTATTGGGGTGCTAAAGTCTACATTAGCAAATACTTGCCCCATCTTTCCATCCATTTTGCCTAGAGCTTCTTGCATTTGTGGTCCTATTTGATTTATCGTTCCAAGCATACTATTTATTGCTCCATTTATCCCATCTTGATTAAATCCGATTTTAAATGAATTAAATGTATCGCTTAAACCTTGTTTCAAATTTGTAGTATCTAGTGCAGTAGAAGCCTGTGAGAAGATAGTTCTTAATGTATCTATAGCTTGTGTTCCTTCCAAACCTAGATTATTTAGATTCTGTAATACTTTAGTTTTCTGTGCATCTATAGAAGAATTAAAATCCACTCCCTTAAAAATTTCGCTTGCTTTTCCTCCTAAACTTTTTAAGGTTTCTAAAACCTGCGGTCCTGTCGCTTTCAAAGAGTTCAACATTCCTGTTACTCCGTCTTTTAATCCACCTACATTTGTCCCTTCCTTGAAGGCATTGAAAGCATCACTCATGCCTTGTTTTAAATTATTTGAAGAATCTGCACTATATTTACTTATAAAACTTAAAGTTTCTTGTATACTACTTCTGTATTCTTGTGCACTTAATTTACCTGCTTTGAAAGCATCATCAAGATTTTTGGTGATTTTGTTAACTTTGTCACTAGGTTTCATATCTGCTGTCACACCAGATAAAATTATCGCCATATTATCATTTAATCCTCGCATCATAGTAAGAGATTGGTCATCTAAACCTTTTAATCCATTTGTTAATGCTCTAGCTATATCACTAGATTTCTTCTCTGTTACATTTTTAGATTGGTCAAAAGCTGTTGAGAAAGCTTTAGTAACACCTTGTAACTCTTTTGAAGTAGACTTTTTTAATAGAGCTGTTGCGTTAGAAGTTTCTGAATTTATATCTGATAAAGCTTCTTTTGTATTTGTTTTAATTTCTGCTGTTGTTTTACCAAATAGATTTTTTAATGATGAAGCTTTTTCATCCCAACTCTTATCAGATAACAATATGCCTATTCCTTTTCCAATTCCACCTAACATTATAAGCAAGTTACCTAATGTAAGTTTTATGACTCCACCAATGCTCTCCATTATTGTAGTAATATACTCGCCAAATGAACCAAACCTAGTTTGTAAATCCATTATAGCAATTTTGTTATTGCTTATTGCGACTGTCATTCCTGCAAAAGCTATAACTACAGCTCCTATTATTGCTGTCAAACCAAGAGCAGCTAATTTAGCTGTTCCAAAAACATTAGCTAAAAGACTTAAACTCTTGATTGCACTTCCAAAAGCAAAAACTCCTTTGAGAACTATAATAGCCCCTATAACAGAACCAATTGCAGGCAATAATACTTGAAATCCTGCTTTTATTTTATCGAAATTATTAACAAACTTTTCTACTACTCCAACTATAGCATCACCGATTTGTGGCATTTTCTTAATTAAATCTTCTACAAATTGGCGAGTCATAGGACCTAATTTACTTCCTACACTTATCCTAACATCATCAATAGCGCTTTTTAAAAGTTCAAATTGTCCTGACAGGGTATCTAGTTTCATGTCAGCAATTCTCTTAGCTTCTCCTTCACTTTCTGCAATAGCTGTAGTTAACTTATTAAAATCACTTTCACTAGCATTTACTACAGCCGCCCAACCTGCCATAGCTGTACGACCAAATATAGAAGATATTGCAACTCCTTTTTCAACATCTCCTAATCCACCTAATTTTTCTCTAAGACTTCCTATTGTTCCTGCTAAATCCAAACTTCCATTTTTATTTTTCTTTAATTCTATTCCATATTTTTTAATTGCAGAAGCAGCTTCTGCTGGTGGCTTTATTAATCTAACTAGACCTCCTCTTAGCGAAGTCCCTGCCATGCTCCCTTTAACGCTTGCACTAGCCATCAAACCTGTCGCAAGAGATAAATCTTTCATAGATACTCCTAAAGCTCCACCCATGGAACCTACATATTTAAATGTCTCACCCATCAATTCAACACTTGTATTAGAATTCGTTATGGTTGCCGCCATTACATCTACAAATTCAGTTGTGTCATTTGCCGTTAACCCCAACGCAGTTAAACCATCCGTCACTATATCCATTTTGTTATACACTAAGCTCTTTATCTTAGCTTCTATATATTTCTATATAGTTCAGACTATTTCATCACCCTCGCCTAATACGTTAGGGTGTGGGATTTCGTGGACTTTCATCATATCCATTAAGGACTTAGATTACTAATCTAGTCGTTAAGCCTTTTACCTATTTCTAAATAAAGTGGCAATAGATTACCATATCCATTAAGGACTTAGGCTTCCCTATTTTAACCCCATATTTTTTACTATAAATCTCTCTATAGCTGTCCAATATACTTTAGACGTTAGTGCCAAATCGGTTCCTCCTGCTGCTGCCAAGTTAAGAACATCAGGTATCGCTTTTATCATTTGTTCAGACTTCCATCCTGCCATACCCATATAGTAAAAAGCGTTCCCTGCATCTGTTGCTGTAAATGAAGTTTCTCTCCCAAGTTGTCTAGCTTTTGCGGTTAAAGCTTCCATTTCTTTTCCTGTTGCTCCTGAAACAGCTTGTGCATTCTTCATACTTTGTTCAAAAGTAGCAAATCCTTTTACAGCAGAACCTACCCCAATTCCACCTATTAAAGCTCCTGCGGTAGTAGCCAGTCTAGCAAATTTACTAATAGCTCCATTTACAAAAGAATCTATTTTCCCTGTTAACCCTCCTAAAACCGAACTAGCTTCATCCCTAATTTTAACTGCTGCTTCATATCTCTTACTCACAAATTCTTGTAATTTATTTTTAGTTCGAGAAATAGTATTTATAGCTTCATCAGCTTGAGATTTTATCTTTATAATAGTATCAGCTTTTAAGTTCTGAATCTTAGCTTTTACTTTATCTATTATAGAACTAGACTCGTCTTGTCCTCTAATTATTACAGGCGGTACAGGTTTAGCAACTTCTTTTATCTTGTTATTAACTTTGTTAACTGTAGAACTCGCATTATCTGTGGCTTTCAACCTTGCTGTTACTGTCTTTCTAGCTTTATTAACATTATTGCTAGCCCTATTGGCTACTGGACTCGCATTATCTGTAGCCTTTATTCTTGCTGTAACAGTTTTTTTTGCTTTATTCATATTGTTATTAACTCTATTTACAACACTTGAAGCTTTATCTGTAGCTTTTATAGCAGGATTAACCTTTATTCTATTAAGTGTCTGCATCCTTTTTTCTGTCTGCTTCATGTATTTTTCCATAACACTTAGTTTGCTTTTTGTTTCTCCGTCACCTTTTGCACTTATGACAACATCAATATGATACATTTCCTTTTTAGCTATTTCCCTCACCTACCTTTCTACAGATATTTATTTTTTCATAGCTTTATTCTCTTGCTCTATTTCATTTTGAGTAAATACTTTCATTAAGCGTTGAGACATTAAATTTTTCTTAACATAAATATCTGGGGGAACATGATGCTTAACAAAGATGTTATTTAAAACAGTCAGGCGTCCCCCCATTTTTATTAGTTTTTTATATCATCGTCACTTATTTCATCATAAAAACCTGATAATTCTAATATTTGGTCGCTTATTTTGCTTAATTCTCCAGCTAAGAATTTTCTCTTTATAAATTCTCTAGCATTTGTTACTTTCATAGCATCAAGTAATTTTTGATTAGAAAAATTAGGTTTTACAGTTCCTTTTTCTATTAATGCTAGAGTAAACTCATCATCATTTAATTTTTCTTCTCTTCGCCCTTGGACCTTTACAATTTTAGTGCAATCTTTTCTTATTTTACTAATCTCTTTTTCTGTTAATGCTTTCAAAGTGATTGGTATTCCTAATCTATCCAAAAACACAGTTCTCTCAGGTACTGGTGAATCCTCCAATAGCTTTGCTATTATTTCATCTTCTTTCATCTTCAATCTATCTTCATTTGTTTCTTCTATTTCTTCATCTAAATCATTATCTTCTTCTACTACTTCATTTTCTAACTCTCTTTTATATATCTCTGACATACTATTCCTCCAATATTTTTAATTTTAAAAAGCTACAAACAAAATTAATTGCTTATAGCTTTAAAGTACAACACTATTTTGTTTTAAAGTTCATTTAACAAATCATATCCTCTAAAACTTCCCTCTACTTCTATTTTTACAATTTCACCAGCTTTAGAATTTATAAGAGGCAATTTTTTTAATCTACAATTCTTTAATCTAATACTTTCATATCCTAATGTTTCAGAATTAGATAAATTATATATTATTTCAAAAGACCTAAATCCTAATTTTGCAAATCTTGAATCTGTCTTATATCCATTCAAGGAGAATGAACCTTTAGTAGTACCAACTCTTGATATTTCGTTTTGGCATCCTAACAATTTTATACTTTGTTCATCTTGTTCAAAATCAGCCTTTATTTCTTCCATATATAATTCTTCTACACCATCAATAAGTATAACCACATCAGAACCATTCAAAAAACTGGCTTCTTCTATATAATCATCATTATACATATTCTACAACCTCCTTTATCCTAAATACCCTGTGCCATAAATTTTCTTCATTACATCAACTTTAACAGCATTCCATTTCCAATAAAATTCATCTGCTTTGGCAGTTGCTTGAAGTTCTGTATCTATATCAACATTAAATTCTGATATAATACCTTGACTCATCAATTCTTCAAAATATTTCTTTAATGCACATATAACAGTTGTTTGACCTGCTGAATCGTTAAATATTTTCCCTACAAATTCTTTTCTTTTTAGAGAAGTATCTTTATTTATAGTATTAATAAACATGATATTAGATATATATCCCATAGCTTCGTTTTTATCATCTGTATACTTTTTAAATGTATTTACATCATCAACTATAATCACATCTCCATCATCAAAGTCTAAGATTAAAGTACCACTTTTCAAACACTCTTTAACTTCTGATTGACTTAGTCTTGGTTCTACTTCTTCAAATATAGTCTTAGCATTACATATACTTCCTGTTATACCTTTGCTTACTGCTAATGCTCCTATATAAACAGCTACTTCGCTAGGTGTATATTTTATTCCTTCATAATAAGCTGAGCTCCCAACATTAACTATATTTTCATCATTAAAACCTTTTGATTTATCATTAATTTGTTTTATATTATCCTCTGTTTTTCCACCTAGAAAAAGTAGTATGTCTTTTCCTAATTCTTTATTTTTAGCTACCCAAGCTTTTGTTGTTTCTTGCAAAGCTTCGTCAGCTACACCATCAAGTACAAAAGAATCAAAACTATATCTCTCAAATTCTTCTAATGCTTTTAGATAAGATTCATTTGTTATAGATGTACAACCATCATTACCACCCTCAAGTGCTACATTTACTAAGTTTGCTAATGTTGTATCACTATCAGCTACTTTAGTTGCAATTACATACTCATTATCTAAATTTGAGTTTATTTCTAGCACTATTTCATCTATAGTACCTTTAACACTTGAACTAAATAACTGTTTAGTTCCTTCGAAGAATACAAAGTCTTTTTTATCTGCATCTACTAGATTAGATTTTATTGTTACATTAAAATTTCTGCTAGTTGGATATTTAGTTTCTAGCTTAATTACATCTTTTGCAGTATTTTCTGTAGTATCTTTTAGTGTTAATGTACCCTTCTTTTGATTTCCATCTACAAGCCTATATAAAAGTAATTCCTTTACATTCCCTAATAAAGCTAATTTACCTAACTTATATGCTGAATAGTTCATATCATCACCAAATAAAGTTTTAAGCTGTCTCAAGTCATTTTTTATTGTTACAACCTTGCCAACTTCTCCCCAATTAGCCTTAACTGGTATTGCTAATCTACCCTTTAATCCTTTATTTGTAGACTTTTCTGCTTGAGTCTTGAACCTGTTATAAAAACCAGGTATCTCCTTTTTTTCTTTTTCATTCCATGTACCAGTTGCCATTTTACTTCACCTCTCTTTCTAAGAAATCTTTTATAAGCTTCTCAAACTCTGATTTTGTAAGTTCATCTTTCTTACAATTAAATAAAGCACCTGCAACTACTTCTTTCTTGTAGCCAAGTGCTTCGCTATTTTTTATAAAATCACTTTTCAAATATTTTTCTTCCTGCTTACTTACATTAGTCTTTTTATTATTTGTTTCAGCCAATCTTTGCACCTCCTATCTCAAATTTCCACTATTATAAATCGCATTCATAATAGGTCCTTCTCTTTTTATTTTTCCTATCATTTTAAATATGACTGTTAATTGTCCAGTTGTAAACATATCTGATTCCCTATCCTCAACCACGCTAACAAGAGTTAAATACATGTTCTTATCTTCTCTAAGTCTTACTCTTTTATCTATTATTAACTTTGTTTCCAATGCTTCAAGAAGCTTAATAATTTCATCCTTATTTTTGCTAACAACATGACATTTCATAGTTTTAGTAATCTCGATTAAATGATAGTTAATTCTTTTATTTTCAATATTTGTAGTTCTCCATAAACAACAAGGTGCTATAAAGTTTTTCTTCCAATTATCTTTGTAACTCTCGATTTCTAATAAATCTTTTGTGTACTTAGATAAAGCTTCTACCCATCTATCACTAGTTATATCATCTTTGTCATCTAAAGCTATTACACTAAACCTTAAACACCTTATTATAGCTTCCCATTCTTCATCTATAACATCTTGACCAACTGCACCTTCATAAATACAAGTAAATACCTCGTTAGATGTATTATCTGTTATAGTTTTAAAATCTAAAGTTTCTATGACTTCTTTCGTAAGTTCATCTAGTTTATTAAATGTAGTCCTTTTCTCATATAACCAAATATTTATGATCCTTCTAAAACCTATAACATCACCCTCGTTGTCAGCATCTTCACCTTGAACAATTACAGCATATGGTTTTATAGTCTTTTTATTAGGTACAGTTGGTTCATAACAATCTTTAAGCTTTGGTATGTTCTCAATTAAGGCTTTTCTTATTCCTGCTCTCATATTATTTACTCCAATGTCCTTCTATTAATTTCCCTATCTTAGGCATATTCCTACTAATTGTGGACTCTAAAGAATGTGTACCTTTAGTACCAGGATGTTGAACCTTCATAACAGGATGTGAAGCTCCATTCCAAAACAAAGCTTTTGCATTTCTTGGTTTTATAATATGAGGTGCTGAACCTTCCTCTAAAACAGTTCCATAGTCAACTCCATGTCCTAACCTAACAATGTATTGATTTCCTCCACCTAAGCTAGTTCCTGTTATACCTTGTCTTGCATTTCCTGTCCTATCAGTCCATTTTGCACTATTTTTAGCTTCTCCTTCTAACATAAAAGCTATATTCATACACAGAAGTGGCATTGTAGACTTTTTCCTATCAATTTCATTTATAGCCTTAGTAAACACACTCATTAAATCACCTCTAATCTAGCTTTTCAAGACCACATATATAACCACAGATTTTGCCTTCAACTACAACAGGATTTACATAGTTTAATTTCATAGTACCTTCAATACATTTAAATGTTATATTACTTTCAGTATTCAATCTTAAATCAGCTTCTTTATCTGTAACCATACCAAAGTTTTTATTTTTATAAGCTGTGCCAATAGTTTCACTATTTATTACTGTATCATTAGTTTTTTCGGGATATATAACTACTGTTAGTTCTTTTACTTCATTTGTAACCTCAATAGCCCCATCTACTATATTTTTCACTTCTTGCTCTATAGTTATTGTTTGAGGATTTAAAGTTATTCCTCTATTGATAGTCTTTATTATCTTATCAGCTCTTAATTTTCTCATTGCCCATCAACTCTTATCATAGATGTTTTATATCCTGTGTTAGTTGTTTCATTCTTTGATTTTTCTTCTAAATAGTCAGTTTTATATATATCTGCTAATGATAACCAGTATGAACTATTACTACTCTTAGTTTCTATAGGGCCTATTTTAATACAATCATCTGTAGCACCTTTGAGTAAACAACCTCTCCATGAAGCTTTTAAAACATTATTCTCATTAGATTCTAATAACATCACAAGTTGTTCATCTGTAAAATAAGGATACTCTTCTTCTTGCAAATTAAGTTTTAATTTATCTAAATTGGTAATAGACATATCTACTCACCATCTTTTTCAAGAAGCTCATTATCACTATTATTCTTTTCTTCAATTTCTCCTATGACTTCTATATATCCTTTTTCTTCCATAGATTCTTGGTCTGCTTTTCTAATCTCAAATACATCACCTATTTTATAGCATCCATTATCATACTTTAGATATACCAAAGCTTTTACTTGCATTAAATTATCTTTCTTTTTAGCCATAATTATCACCCCCTTAATTATGCTACTGTAGCGAAGAAACATTCATCAGCACGTTCAAAGCTTGGCATACCTAGTTGTGATACCTTAGTTTGAACTGTTACTGGGTCAATTAATCTCATTGTTGTTATAGCAATACCAGTTCTAACAACAGAACAATCTAATTTAGAACCATATACTTTGTCAGCTTCTTCTGGTGTTGTACCATAATAAGTTTTTCCTAAATCTCCATCTGGAATAAAAGTTATTTTGTTATCAGGGAAATAAGATTCTTCACTTTCATCTTCTAATTTATATGTTCCACTTACTATGGCAACAGATAAACCAACTTTATTTTTAAGATAATTTTTAATCATTTCATCAGTTAAAATAACTCTACCATCTTTATCTATATCTAATTTAATAGCTTTATTTTTAGCAAAATACCCAAAGGTTTTACTTGTCATTACCATTCTCTTAGGTAACGGATTCCCTTCATCTCTCATTATTCTCATCCATCTTTGAATATCTCCTATAATATCTGCATCTGGATTATCCCATGTTGCACTTCCAGTTAACACTTCTTTATGATTGCTTGGAACTTCAAAGTCAAATACTAAATCTCCATCTTCTGATACGATATTTATTACTCCATCAGCTAGCGCCTGCATTCTCATTCTTTCCATTTGCATATCGCCACCATCTACAAGAGCTAAATAATTATCATATATTTGTGAAATTATCATTAGTAACAGTTCTTTATTTTGAGCTTGTGAAGCTAAAAGCAATTGTTGTCTGTCTTCCTCATTTACAAGAACACTCTCTTTAAAAAATGGCATTCTCTTTGATTTAACTTCTATTTGAGCTTTTAATGCTCTTATTTTTACAGCAACATCAAAAGTACTTTGTTTTAACACTACTGGTTTTTTCTTCGCTCCCTTAATATATTTTAGGTCCATACCTATTTGCTTTTTTCTTGGAAATAAAGCTTCGCCTATTAACATTTCTAGTGGTAATTTTTTTATATATTTAGCTATCTCCTTAGAATCTATAAAGTCTTTCCAATCCATTTTAATTCCTCCTAATATTTATTTTATAAAAACATAATCATTTTCATTGCTTGTTTTGCTTCTTCTGGTATAGCTGTTGGCAAGGTCTTTTCATCTATAAATCCAAATATAAATACTGGAATACTTTCATTCCCATTTGAATAAGTAAAATCTATATCTCTATATACTAAACCAAAAGCCTTATCATTTGTAACAGTTGTACCATCTACCAATTTTCCATCTTTTGATATTAATGTACCTGCTTTTAAAATTCTCTTTTCATCTACTATAGCTACATCGGTTTTTTTCACTTTAATATTTACATTTTGAAATAAATTTCCTGCAAATTTTAATATGGTTTTATTTTCCCCCATGTAAATCTCAGATTTTTCTATACTCATATATTTTCCTCCTATTCTTCTCCAAAGAATTTCTTTTGAGCTTCTATATTTTCACTTTTTACTTTAGAGTTAGCTAACAACTCACCTATACTACTTATTTCGCTATCATTATCAAGTAATGATGTTGTTCCACCTTCTAGTCCTCCAGTTCCTCCAATTTCATCACCTCCTTTGTTTTTTTCGTTATTGAATAAATAAGAATCGCTTTGTTGATAAGCTTTTATTTGCTCATCTAAGCCAATAATTTTACCATCTACAAAGTTAATATTCTCTTTATTTATTAAAGCTGCCAAAGCTTTTGGGTTTCTAGGATTGTAACTTTCAATAGCTCTATCAAAAGCTGTATTAAATTTTAAAACCTCTATTTCTTTTTCTGCATTTTCTCTAATTTCTTTATTTGCATTTTTAAGACTTTCAATTTCATCTGATAACTCTTTGTTATCTTTAACTTTGCCTTGTAAATCATTTAATTGCTTATCTCTATCACCTATTTGCTTTTTATACTCTTTAATCTCTTTATTAGCATTTTCTAGCTCTGTCTTTTCAACGTACCTAGGACTTTTAATATTATCTAAAAGAAGCTTATTTTCTTTATCTTTAGATAATTTTTCATAAACTTTTTGTCCTTCTTCATCTCCAAGTAACTTTTTAAAATACTCTAACATTTAATTTCCTCCTAAAATTAAGCATAACAAAAGCACTCATTAATATTTAATTAATAAGTGCTCACTTTATTTTTGTATCAATTCTTTTAACTTTTCTTTGTACTCAGCATAACTGTTGTATTCATCATAGTTGAACCCAGGTGCGTTCTTACCATACTTCTCTTTATATAATCGTCTCAACTCTAACAGCTTTTTATCTTTTCTCATTTCTTCAAGCAATCTAAATCCCTCCTAGCAATTCATTAAATATTTTATCTAAACTATTTAAATGTTCTTTAATAAAACTATTTATTTCTTTATTATTTTGATACTTTAGTGTAAATAAATTAGCAAATATTTCTTTTTCTTTATTTCTGTTTTTACTCCAATACTTTTCGCTATGAGTTGCTAATAAATCCTCAAATTCATTATTAGATAATGCTCCTAATATATCACTAATAAATTCATTGTTGTACAACTCATTAGAATTAGTATATATACTTTGCAGGTTCTCAATATTCTCCATAACATATATAGAGCTACTTTCAATAGCTTTTTGGAACTTAATATTATTATAGCTCTTAATTTCTTTTATATCAATTCTATGTGCAAACTCATGAAGTAAAGCAGCTTCTTTATTATAAGATTTAAATTCCCTGATGTTTGGATTAATACCAACTAAATCAACCTTAGTGTAATAAACAAAAGGTATTTTTTGACCATTATCAATTATTATTTTATTTGTATTTACATACTTATTTATATATTTTTGAATCTGTTTAGGTGCTTTCTTTGACTTATTCTTAATTGAATTAGTAAGGTTCTTTTTAATTCTATCATCTTTACTATTTGTAGTTATTTTATTCTTTTTATTTATTTGTTTCTTAATGACTGGAATACTATTATTTTGATGTATTATTCCATCAAACCAACTATCAAGAATATCATTATCTCCACCAGTTGCCCAATCGTTCATCATTTTAGAAGCTTCATTGATTGGCACTATAACTTGAGTGGGATAACAAAGACAATTAGGGTGTGGAATAGGATACTTTTCTGGTGGGAAAACTCCTTCACCTAATCCATATCTATTTTGTTCTGCATATTCATCGCATTCATCCTCGCCCCTCCATTTTACTTGTCTAATATAATGTTGAGAACTTAGGTTCCATTGTAGACCAATACACATGGGGTTATTTATTGCATTTTGGACACTTGTTTCTACAAAAGCATGTGTTATAGAAGTTCTAGCAAGTCTTTGAGCTTGATAAGATATACTTTTATTCATTCCAACTTCTAACGTTTTAGCTTCTGTCTTTTTAACTGGATTAACATAATTATCTAAACTCTTTGCTAAAGTCTTTGCATTAGCACCTCTTGCAACATTAGCTTTTATTAATCTATCAATATCTTTTCTATTTTTATTACTATAGCCCCAAATCCTACTATCTAATGACCTTTTATCTTTATAAAAGTTACTTGCAACTAGTTTTTCCACCACACTAGTAGTTGTCTTTATACACATAGCATCACATGCAAACTTTATAGATTCGTTTGGAACTATTGATTGATAGTAATACATTTGTAATTCTTTAGCTATATTAGAAGCTTCTATTATGCTTTTTTCTGTAACAGGTACTAATCTTTGATTTAGCTCATTGATATACTTCTCGATTGATTTATTTAGCTTTTTTAAGTATTTAGTACTTAGATTCAACTCTTTATTTTTAACAATATCACTTAAAATAGTTTTACTAGCATCTTTATAGACACTTAATATCTCTAATTGTACTTTTTTATCTAATAATAAAAGTTTTTTTCTAGCTTCGAGAACTTTCTTTGTATAAGTATTGTCCTTCATAACAACACCTCATTACTCATCACTATTATTAGATTTACTATTTAATTCTTCATCAATATTATCAATTTCTATTTCTGCATCTTTTCTGAACTGGTCTTGCTCTACTGATTGTATCTTTTCATTATCTTCTAGTACTTCATTAAATGCTTCCTCATAATCTTCATCATCTCCAAATTCTTTTATATAATTTCTATGACTTCTAACATTATTATTAACTTCTTCAAGTGCCAATCTTTTTGAATCTTCTTCATCTTCTGGAATTGGATAATTTTTATTTAATACAATAGAAAACATTAAATCATCCCAATCATGATTCCAATCATCATAACAATTAAATTTACTACAAGCTTCAACTATTAATCTTAACATGCTTCTTATTGCAGGTTCCCAATCATTCCACTTTTCTGAACATCTTGCAATAAGCTCTGTATATAAATATTTCAAAGCTTTAGCACTAGGTATATTCTGTAATTGTTCAGGTCTAGGTATCGCTAATTTTTCATACATACTATCTTCAAGTCTTTTAAAAAAAGAGTTTACAGGGTCTGCATTTGAAAAACTACTCTCAACCCTATACGCTTGTGCTTGTTTTCCTTTTTCTGAACCTTCTTCAAGTGTTTTTAATGCCATTAAAGCATTAGGAGCAATCTTACAAGCATTAACTGTTTCTTCTGTCGCATCTACTACAACAGTTTGCCCAAACATCAGAAATTTTAAAGAGTCATTGAAATCTGATAATCTTTTATTATAGGTATCTTGTAATGGCTTTAAATCCTCAATATCGCTAATGCCTGTGATATTTGTAATACTTTGTTCATTAACAATTACCCAACATGGTATTTTAGAAAGCTTGGTATCACTTTCTTTTACTTCAATAGGTTTAGATAAGTTATCACCTTTGAACTTTTCTATCTTTATAAAGCAGCTTTCTTGATTACTGACATTACTTTTTTTCATATAGTAAGTATATCTATACCATATTTGTTTTGCCGTTACTTCTTTTATAGTTGATGAATCAAATCTAACAAATACAACTGACTTTAATTTTGTAATATCATTACTATCAACTTGATATTTGAAATCATTTATAGAATGATAAAAGAGTCTTATAGGTTGATTTGGTTCAGCTTCTAACCTTAATAAGACTCTTTTTGTTATAGTTGCTATCTTAAAAGCTTTTAGTGTGTTGCTCCAAAACTTGCTGGCATTTAATATTGAATCAATATACTGCCTTAATTCCTCACATGCTTCTTTATGTTCTTTTTCATATGCTTTAAGTATTATAGTTGGCTCTTTTCCAAACATAAAACGAGCTTGTTTATTTATAAGTGGTTTTACCTTATTATCCACAATTTGAGAAGGTGTATAGTCTAGGTTATCAAAAGTAATCCAACTTTGACCTAAAAAATCATCATCTAACAGTCCCATAGTTTTATTTCTACATTCACCTAGATAAAACAAAAAATCTCTTTCTGCATGTTTTCTATCTCTTAACTCTTTTTCATCTAAATTGAGTAAGATATTTTTTATATTCACTAAAATACAGTCCCTCCTTTCTTATTATATTGATTTTGTATATTATTTTTCTTCAATCCTAAGCCTTTATTATAGATTTCATCATCATAATTAGGTTCTTTTCCTCCAAATAATATTGTATGAACAAAATATCTAATTGCATCCATGGCATGGTCCATTACTTTAACTGGTTTATCTTCTCCATATTCTAAAGCTTTTTCATCCCAAACATAAGAAAAGAACTCCTTAAATATATTAGAGCAACAATCATTAAATTTAATCATTTCTCTATTTAAAGCAGTTCCGACATTTCTTATTCCATTTAGTACATCATTATTACCCTTTTTAACTCTATACTTTCCTTTATCTCTTATCAAAGTTATAAAAGAAGCTGCACTTGGGTCTATTATTATAGCTTTAGGATGTATATTCCCTAAAAAATTTACTAGCTCAGTATAATATTTATTATCTGAATTTTGTTTTCCTTCTTTTCTTCCGTCGTAATAGTATTCTTTGACTGCATACCAAACATCTTTACATTTGCCCCATAATATAAATACTGTAGCGTTTTGAGTACCATAATCACATGATACATAATGCTCTGTGTATTCTCTAAGTTTAGTTAGTACCTTATGTATCTTCTCATTAAACATATCATAGATAACACCTTCGGCTTGACACCAAAGACCTAAAATATATCTCTTATAAAAGACACCTGTAAACATTCTTTTAAACTTATTTTTAACTTTCTCAGATAAAGATAAATTATCATCCATTGTGAAATGTAAATAACAGATTAATTTTTCTTTTACTTTGTCTATAAATTCAGTTTTAATAAAATGATATGGACCTGCAGGGTTGCAGTTCATAAATATTTTAGAGCCATCAACAGAGCAACGACCAATCATTTGGTCAACAAAGTTTTTAGGAAATAAAGCTACTTCATCAGCTAAAGCCCCTGCTGCTGTCAAACCTTGTAATTTATCTTGGGAAGCTTCATTGTTAGCATCATACATATAATATGTATTACTACCAATTACTAAAAAATTTTCTGAACGATTGTACTCAAATCGCCAACCCCAAGCATTTAGTATCTGTTTCATAGGTTCAATAACATTTTTCTTTAGTGAACCAATAGTCTTTCCTGCAATTATGAAGTTTTCTACTTCAAAATTAGTTTGTGTAAACATTAAGAAGCTACAAATCATAGCTATAGTTTTACCACTTCTTATTGCTCCATCAGCAATGATAATGTCATAGTCCTTATATTTAGAACCTTCTCTCCACCAGTTGAGAAGTTTTAATTGTTTCTTTGAAAAAGGTTTAAATTCAAATCTCTTTTCTTGTCTTTTTTGTTTTCTTCTAAGTAGAGCCATTTTTGCACTCTCCTTCTTCTTCAAATAAAGCTTTTATATCTTCTTCACTCATGGTAGTAGCTTCTAAGAAGCTTTGTATAGCTTCCGAATTATCGTCTTTATCATCACCAAACAACTTAATTTTCTCAAGTTCTACTTTAGTCCTCATTGTATCTATTCTTGTCTTTTGCTCCTCTGTAGCTAAGTTCCAATTCTTATGAATCATTTCATCATACTGTTTAATTAAACTTCTAAGTTCACTCATAGCCCTACTCTGTGCATTAAGAAAAGATGCTTGCCTATCCCATGCAAATTGAAATTCATACTCTATCTTCTCGCCATTTTCTGTGCTTTCATGTTTCTTTAATTCCTTAATCATTTCTTCTTTGTCTTTAACATACATTATCTTTTGTGCTCTTATTATTGCTGCATATTGTATTGTTATCTGTTCCCAAAGAATATCAAATTTATCTTTATTCTTTATCTCATTAATTAGGTCTTGAGTTTCTTTGGGTAAGTATTTTGAGAAGAAACCAAACTTTTCAGCATTCTTATTCTCTTTTGGAGCACCATGGCCAACTGAATTTTTATTAGAAAAGGGTGCACCCCTTTTATTTATAGGTGCACCCTTCTTTTTTTCCTTTGACCAGTTGTATCTTTTTATCCATGACTTTAAAGTGTTTAAGCTAATGTCATACTTTGATGCTATTTCCTTTTGTTTCATTCCTTTTAAGTAATCTTGTTTTACCTTTTCTTTGACATCTTGCACATCACCACCTCTTTATTTGTTTGTTTTGGGAATTAAAAAAGACCCTCCATCAAGACAGTCCCTTAAATCATTTCTATTAATTCCTTAATCTTTTTATATA